CTTCGCTTGCATCTAACATAAATTTAGAAGCAATAGTTTGAAGTCCTACAATGAATGAAGGGTTAATTTCAATACCAACTATGTTTTTTGTAAAATCATAGGTGACCATTTCTTGTTTGATAGTTTTATCTGACATAATTATAAAGTTTTAACAAATATACTATAAATTAATAAAAAAAATGGAAATAGATATAAATATCTTAAGAGATAATTTAAACAGCAAACTTAAAGATAGTGGCTGGGACCGCATGCTTTCACCTTATGTTAATGGTTTAAGCTTTGATCATATAATGAACACATTAATTGAAAATGTAGAAAACGGTAAACGTTTTACACCAAGATTTAAAGATGTGTTTAATGGATTTTATGAATGCCCGTATAATGATTTAAAAGTTGTTATAGTAGGACAAGACCCATATCCTCAGCTAGGTGTAGCTGACGGAATTGCATTTAGTTGTAGTAGAAAAGGTAAAACAGAAAAGTCATTACAATATATTTTTAAATCTCTTTATGGAGAACATGAAGGTTATAATAATGATTTAAGACGTTGGTCTAACCAAGGTGTGCTAATGATTAATACGGCATTTACTTGTGAGATAAATAAAATAGGATCTCATTATAGTATATGGAAATCTTTTACAGAGTATGTCTTTGATAATATCAATAGGCACAACCCAAAAACAATATTTATATTGATGGGTAAGAAGGCTGAAGCTTGGCAAACTTTGCTTCCAAACTGTAAAATATTAAAATGTTCTCACCCTGCATCAGCTGCATATAGAGGTGGTGAGTGGGACTCCAATGATGTTTTTAACAAAGTAAATCTAGAACTAGAAAAGCAAGGTAAAACTTGCATAGATTGGTAAGATTTATTACCTTTGATAACCTTAAATTATAATACAAATGGCTAATAACCAGGAACTTAATCAAGAGCAAGATATTGCTGAATTCAAGAAATCTTTTTTCACAAAACATGGAATTAAATTGTATGTTTACACTCCTCAAGAGAAAGAAAAGAGAATTCCAATAGGTGTATTCCATGACTCTGCATTAACTGCATTGCATAAAGATCAACCTATATTTCGTAATATTAAAACATTACAAAATAGAACTAGATTTAGAGATTATCTTGTATATGTACAAGTGATGTCTTATCTGGCTCATAAAGAAGGTCATAGTAAAACTAGTATAGGTAAATTTTTAAAACGCAATCATGCAACCATTATTAATTCATGTAAAATGATTGAAAATGGGTTTTTCAGTAATGATAAAACTGTTATGCATGCATACAATAACACTTTAAAACAATTAGAAGATTATGTGGGAACTATTCCAAAAGATACTAAAAGCAAACCTAACACCAAACCAGAGCTTGATCCTATTTGGTATGAAGCAAAAAATCTCATTACCAGAGGTAGTATCAAAGGATAGAGATGCATTAGTAAGTAAAGGTTTTCTTGAATTTAAAGAGAACGTTTATATAATGACACCAAAAGCATTAGTTATATGTGCAACTCTAGATAGCTATTTTATTAAAGCTAAGAAAAATACTGATATCCAATTAATGGGTAAAGACTTTGTAGAAAAGATAAATAGCTATAGAGAAGTATTTCCTGCTAAAAAGTTACCAAGCGGTAAACCAGCAAGAAATAATGTAAAAGCTTTAGGAGAAGCATTTAGATGGTTCTTTGAAACATATGATCATACATGGGAAGAAATACAAAAAGCTACCAGAATGTATGTTAATGAGTACAGAGATGCAGGCTACATGTATATGCAGACAAGTCAGTACTTTATATGTAAGCAAGATAAACATAGAGTAAAGCATTCTACTTTAGCAGATTACTGTGATATGATAGTAGAAGGAGTAAGTACAGAAGATGAACACTTTAAAGAAAACGTAGTATGACACAAGAAATAAAAGAAAAGATATTGGAAAAACTTACTTTAGTTTTGGAAGACATGCAGTTGCTTAGAGAAGGTACTTGGATACCAGATGAACACAGCTGTATGGATACAATTGATAATATAAATGACGCAATAAATCTTATAGAAAATGAGTAAACCAACACCAGCATGGGTGGGCCAATATACAGCCTTCAATGATGCACTTAAATACATGTATGCTAGGTCAACAGGAGATGAGAAATCAATTTACACTCCCTGGCCTAAGTTTAATGATGCAGCTACTGATGGTCTAGAATGGAACACACTTACTGTTATTGGTGGTAGACCTGGCTCAGGTAAAACTCTGATTAAAGATCAGATCATACGTGAGTCTTTTATACTTAATCCTAATGATGAATTCAGAGTATTAGAATTTCAATTTGAGATGGTAGGTAGAACATCAGCCATTAGAGAATTCAGTTCTATAACCGGTAAGACATACAAAGAGTTATGTAGTGCTGGGTCTGTATTAAGTACTGACACATTAAACAGTTGTCATCAGTATGCTAAAGAAAGAGTAAAGTATCCTGTAGACATTATATCAACACCATTGACTGTAAATCAAATGCGTGATCAAATTGATCAGTATATGACTAAACATAAAGGTGTGAAAACTATAATTACATTAGATCATACAATGCTTGTAAAGAGAGCGCCCTATCAAAACAATTCATTAGATATGTTATTTGAGCTAGGTGAATTCTTTACACAATGTAAAAGAGATTATCCTTGTTTGTTTATTGCATTATCACAACTCAATAGAAATATTGATAACCCTGATAGAGCAATTGATGGCAAGTATGGTAATTATATTCTTGAGTCTGATATATTTGGATCAGATGCAATGCTTCAACATGCAGATATGCTGATTGGTATTAACCGGCCAGCTAAGCAAAAGATAAGGTTCTATGGACCTGATAGATATATTATAGAAAATGATAGGACATTGGTATTGCATTTCTTAAAAGCAAGAAATGGTGATGCAAGAATGAGTTTTTTCAAAGCAGAATTTGAAAAGATGCAGATTGCAGAAATGCCTACTCCTGGACAACAAGAAAGAAGATGATAAATACTAAAAAATTAAACACAGAAATTATGGGATTAACTCCTGAAGAGCGTAAGCAAAAAGTAAATAAACTAAAAGAAGAGCATGAAGATTATTTTCAAACAAGTGGTAATCTAAATGCACTGTATATACCAAAGATGGCCTACAGGCCTCAAGGTAAAGATGAATTGCATGTATCATTCTTTCCTAGTGAGCTAGAAAAAGATAAAGATATATATACTGAGTTTGTAAGTATTGATTATGATACTGAAGATCCAAAAAGAACATTATATTTGCACATAGCAAATCCACATTGGAAATCAGAATATGAATTAGTTACATCTAGCTCAGGATTTCAAAGACATCTTATACCTGTAAGTGAATTAAAAGTTATTAATGATATAACTTCTAGAAATGGTTCTGTAATAGAAGAACCTAAATTTGTAGCAGACATAGGTAAAACATTATTTGATTATACTCCTGATCTACCTAATCCTGATGCAGGTACAAATACAGATCTAGTTGATAAACTTGAAGATATAAATCAAACATTAATAACATTAACTAAAGTAATCAATAAATTAATCAAGTAAACATGGCAAACAGCGTATTAGTAATTGCTGATTCAGGGACAGGAAAGTCTACCTCAATCAGAACATTAGACCCAACAGAGACTTTCATTATAAATATAGCAAATAAACCTCTACCTTTTAAGGGTTGGAAGAGTAAGTATACTCAGATAACCAAAGACAATCCTAAAGGTAATTTTACCTCAGCTGCTACTGCTCCTGGTATTATTAAGGCAATGCGTCATGTAAATGACAAAATGGGCCACATCAAAACTATTGTAGTTGATGACTGGCAATATATGAGTTCTTTTGAATACTTTGATAGAGCTAATGAGAAAGGATATGAAAAGTTTACTCAGATTGCAGCTAACCTAGCACAAGTTGCTAAGTTACCAAAAGATCTAAGAGAAGACTTGACTATTATTTTCTTGACACACTCAGAAGATTCAACTGATATAAATGGAAATAGAAAAATTAAAGCTAAAACTGTTGGTAAAATGATTGACAACACTTTAACTTTGGAAGGCCTATTCTCTATTGTTTTATTTGGAAAAGTAAATAAAAATGATGATGGTGAACTTATCTATGGTTTTGAAACTCAAAACAACGGAGAGAACACATGTAAATCACCAATGGGTATGTTTGACGATAAGTTTATTGACAATGACCTACAATTTGTAATCAGTTGTATTGAAGAATATAACAAATAAATTAATAATTAAAATCAAAAATTATGTTAAGTACTAAAGACATGTCTGCCGGATCAGGTGGAACAAAACCAGTTATTGGAACAGGAAATCAAAAAGTAATGATCAACTCAATTACATTTGATCAAACACCATATGATATGGATTCATACAATATTACATTGCATGTAGAAAGTGAGCCTATTGTAGGTGAATTTACTGGATTCTTAAAGGATGTTAATAATCCTAATGGTGAACGTTATGCAGGCCAGGTAGGTAGAGTTAGATTCTCACCGTATCCATTTAAAGATGCTACATTAAACAATGGTAATGAAATCAGCAGAGATACAGAAGTATTAAAAGCTATGGTTTTCTTATCTGAAGTAGTTGGTAAAAGAGCTGAGCTTGATGCTATTGAAGCAAATACTATTGAAGACTTTATGATTAAGGCTGCAAAAATTTGTTCTCAAACAGGATATGTAAATGCATGTATAGGTGCACGTGAATGGGAAAACAAAGAAGGTTATATAAATAATGATTTGTTCCTTCCTAAGAGAACTAGAATGGGTGTACCTCTTGAAGAAGTAGATGCTGAAAATTCTAATCTTATTACATTTGACAAGAATGATGTTAATCATTTCCGTGCTATGGTAAAGAAAGAATCTGCACCTGCTATTAACTTTGAACCAGCTCCTACTGCAGGATCTGACTTTGAACTTTAATATCTCCAATTAGAAAGAGTGGGCTCAGTATATTGCTGGGCCCCTTTCTTTTTAATATCTTTGATTTTATGTTTAACACTAAAAACATTGTAGGAGAAGGACAAGATGTACCAAGCACTTGGGTATTTCAATATTACTTAGATCTTCCTGAACAGCTTACTGGTCAAGATGTTAAGATTAAATCTATATTTAATCCTAATGAAAGAACACCTAGCTTTTGCATATATGTAGATAAATCTATTATGCAGTATAAGTTCAAAGACTTTTCAACAGGAAAGAGTGGTAATAAAGTAGACCTAATTAAACTTGTATTTAATCTTGAATACCACGGAGCCATGACAAGGATGGTAAGTGACTATAATAAATATGTTAGGTCATCAGAATATGTACAACCAAAGTTTCAAGCACAGTCTAAGTGGCAAATTGATTTCATAAAAGAAAGAGGTTGGACCACAGAAGATAGAAAGTTTTGGTTATCATTTAGAATTGGTAAAACAATGCTAGAAGAGTATAACGTTAAGCCTATTGATTATTATAATTTAATTAAAGAAGGGTCAGAAGAAGTAAACAAACTTACTATTGGCAGTAAGTGGTGTTATGGATACTTTGATAAAAATGATGAAGTTTATAAGATGTACCAACCCTTTAGTAAGAAGTACAAATTTTATAAAGCCAAGTCATATTTGCAAGGTAAAGATCAACTTAAATTTGATCAGCCTTATTTAGTTATTTGTTCCTCACTTAAGGATGCTATGTGCTTGAAGAGTATGGGTTATAACATAGAAGTTATTAGTCCTGACTCAGAGAATACTATGATTAAACCTCATATAATAGAGCACCTAAAGAAGAAATACAAAAAAATAATAACTCTTTTTGATAATGATGAAGCAGGTAAACATGCTGTAGATATGTATGCAAAAACATATAATATCTATGGATTTGTACCAACTATATGCAAAGACATATCAGACGCTATGAAGTTACATGGTTTTGATAAAGTTCATGCAATGCTAAAACCTTTATTAAAAGAAACTTTAAATAAATAAAATGGAATTACACCAAGTACCCAACAATAGTAGAATAAAAATAGTTACCAAAAATAAGGTACCGCCCGGAGCCCCTCCCGTTGAAGAAGGAGAAGAACTTAACTTTAGATCTATAGATGGAATGTATAGTTACTGTACCAGAGACAATGGTGAAGTAGTACATTTAGTTGCATGGACTGATGTAGAAATAATTGAAGATTATGTCAAATAAAAAATGGTGGATACCAGGTAACGTTCCTTCTAGTAAGAATGGTAGACGTTGGACAGGTAAATACTTTATAGCAAGCAAAGCTGTAATGAATTACAGAAAAGCAACAAAAGATATTTATGAAAAATATACTGAAGAGTTTAAAGAGGAATTAAAAAACCATGAACTTCCAGTAAAGATATCATTTGAATTTGTTAGAGGCAGCCGCCATAAATTTGACTATCTAAATCCTGCACAAACAGTGCAAGATGATATGGTTAAGTATGGTTGGGTTGAAGATGACAATGCTGAATTTATAATTCCTGCATTTGAGCAGTACACATATGATAAAAAAAACCCAGGTGTATGGATCAGAGTAGTCACAAAGTAATTACAGTAGAAGAATTCTTTAGATTAAAAGATATGTTTCAAGGCCTGCCTGATGATCAGGAACTGGCTTGGGAAATTTATAAAAATAATTATAAAGATGATGCTGTTGATTTGCTTATGCATAAAGCATTAGTTTTTAAACATAGAAAGAAGTTTGCTGATGCAGTTCAATTTATTGATCAGCCTGAAGTTGGCAAGCAAGCTTTATATATCTATATAGATTTTTATAAGGCAGAATCTATTTACAAAGAAATATTAGATAAAATTATGAATCAATGATAAAAATACAAGATCAGGTTGCACGGACAACCAAAAGTTTAATATTTACAGAGCCCTTTTACGGGCTCTTTTTAATTGGTATCAATAAGCAATACAGTGAGCGTATTCCTACTGCAGGAGTAAGCAAGAAAGGAATTGGTATGCAATTGACTATAAACCCAGAGTTTTTTAATAATCTTAGTGAAGATCACAGATTTGGATTAATTAAACATGAGCTTTTGCATATTGCATTTGGTCATTTATTATTAAGAGATCTATATTCTGATCATAAGTTATTTAATATAGCTGCAGATTTAGAAATTAACCAGTACATACTGGAAAGTAATTTACCAACCGGTGGATTACTACTATCAAGTTTTCCTGAATTGAATCTTCCAACTAGAGCAGGTACCAAAAAGTACTATGAACTTTTAGAACAAGCACAAAAAGATGGGTCTTGCCCATCATTAGATAGCTTAATGGATAAAATGAACGGTGAATCAGAGTATTGTCATAGTACATGGGAGGAGTTTGATGAATTGCCTGAAGCTGATAAAAAATTGATACAAAAACAAATTGAGCATCAATTAAAAGAAGCTGCTGAACAAACAGTAAAGAAATGTGGTAATATACCAGGTGAACTTTCTGATTTAATACACAGGTTAACACATATTGACCCACCTAAATTTGATTGGAAAGGGTATCTAAGAAGGTTTGTAGGTAATTCTTCTATAGTATATACTAAAAAGCTGAGACGTAAATACAATAAACGTTATGCTGCTAATCCAGGCCTTAAGATTAAATTCAAGAATCATATACTAGTTGGCGTTGACACAAGTGGATCTGTAAATAATGAAGAGCTGAAAGAATTCTTTAGTGAATTAGCTCATATGCATAAAACAGGTCATAAGATTACAATTGCACAGTGTGACACTAGTTTAAGAAGTGTGGTAGAATTTAATCCAAAGAAAGATTGGGAAATACACGGTCGTGGTGGAACTAGTTTTCAACCAGTAATAGATCATTTTAATGAAAATAAAGGAGCTTATACAGCTCTTGTATATTTAACAGATGGTGAAGCTTATTCTCCAGATAACTGTCCTAAGAATACCTTATGGGTTCTTAGTAGTATATCTAATATGAATGATGAGTTACCAGGACAAGTAATAAAATTAAATTAATAGAAAATGGCACAAGTAAATTTAAATGTAACAGAGTTAAAAGGATTTGTAAATCACATAATTACAAACAACAGATTTCTACAGAAGGGTAATAAAAACCCTGTATCAGTAGAAGTTGTAGGTGAATCAGGCATTGGTAAGACTTCTACTATAGTAGAGATTGCTCAGGAAAATAACCTAAAATTTGTAAAGTTAAACCTAGCTCAGATAGAAGAGTTAGGTGACTTAGTTGGTTTCCCTGTACGTCAATTTCAGATGTACAAAGAGAAAATAGTACCAGCAAAGAAATTAGATGATATCAGTTATACTGCCGCTCAAAGAGCTGCTGCATCTGCTGATTTAGCTAAAATGGGTCCTGTAACACAGAAAGTTGGTCAATGGGTTGATGAACTTGCAGTACAAGAATATCTTAAGCAAGGATTTAAGATGACCGGTAAGAATAGAATGTCTTATTGTGCACCTGAATGGATTGCTGACGCTAAAGAAGGTGGTATCTTATTATTAGATGACTGGAACAGAGCTGACACAAGATTTATTCAAGCTGTGATGGAGTTGATTGACAGACAAACTTATATTTCATGGACTCTACCAAAAGACTGGCACATAATTTTGACAGCAAATCCGGATAACGGGGATTATATGGTTAACAGTGTAGATAGTGCACAGAAGACTAGATATGTAACCGCAAACCTTAAGTTTGATGTTAATGTATGGGCAGAGTGGGCTGAAGGTGCAGGAATTGATACAAGATGTATTAACTTCCTGTTACTTCATCCAGAACTTGTAACACAAGAAACAAATGCAAGATCTATTACAACTTTCTTTAACTCTATATCAAGTTTTGATAATTTTGAGGATAATTTATCTTTAATTCAAATGATTGGAGAAGGTAGTGTTGGTGATGCTTTTGCTTCTATGTTTACAACCTTTATTAATAATAAGCTTGATAAGCTAGTAACACCAAAAGATTTGTTGACTCATGATAATGAGGCATACATCTTAGGTGAGCTTAGAGGTTGTATTGGTAAAGATGATACATACCGTGCAGATATTGCATCTACTCTAGCTACAAGGCTAGGTAACTTCTCAGTTGTTCATTCTAAGGAGAATATAATAACTCAGAAGATAACTGATAGATTAATATCTTTATGTACTAAAGATTACTTTACTAATGATCTTAAGTATTTAATTGTACGTACTATCTTTAATGGTAATAAAAAGAAGTTTAACAAATTGATGATGGTTCCAGAGATCATCCAAATGACAATGAAATAAAATGGCAACAAAATCAGTATATCAAGATTTTGATACTGATGCTTTAACTTACTTTGGACTAGAAAAGGACACTATTTATGGTGTCCTTTCTACTTCAGGGGAAATTGATAAAGTATTATGTACTCAAGATCAAACAACGTATGAAAAAATAAATACTATACTAACGGTACCCACAGAGGATGACCAAACTTTTAGAACCAAAAAGAAAGCTTTTATATTACCTAAGTGTAATGTGTCTCAAGATAGATTAAAAGTTGCTCTTAAAGAGCATGGTATAACTGTAACAAATGACTATGAACTTGCAGATTTAATTATAGGACATGAGGATATATCAACTCACCGTTTAGAAAACGCTGAGAATATTCCTTCTACTGTAATGATGAACAAGATATGGAATTATGAAACTACAAAGGGTAGATCTTCTGCAACGCATCCTAAAGAGATAGCAATATACAATTCAGGCCTTGAAGTTTTATTAACTCCTAAGCTTACAGAAAGTGTAAGGTATTATGATTTAGATATTGAAACTAGTCTTTATGATGAGTGGATGTTAACTGGTATGGCTGTTAATTTAGCTTATATAATTGATACCACAAATGTAAGTGTTATTGATCCTGAGACAGTACTTCATGCTTCTGCATCCAAGATGATTCTTGATGAACAACTTCTTAGTGATCTTAAAGTACAGCTTGCTACATACGCTGAGGACAAAGCTTTAGCTCTTAAAATTGTACCTACAATAGACTATACAAAGAATTATCATCTATTATGGCAATTTGCTCAAGACTGTAGTAATATTACATATGCAGATAGTAGAGATAAAGATCTTAAGTATTGGCTTAGCACGTCTGGTTTTTTAAAATTTGGAAGAAAGAGTGCACAGGATATGATCCTATGGTTAGAAAAAAAAGAATTACTTGATACAATAGGATTTAGATATTTAGAACCAATAGTAAGAAAAGAGATAAGCATTCACAACAGAGATCTTTATACATTTAAAGTAGCTGTTAAAAAAGAATATCAAAAATATTTAAAGAAATGAAAAAAAGAGTAAGTATAGAAATTAATTGTCAAGCTGCTAATATAGATAACAATGGTAGACTAACAGGAAATGCATTTAAATGGAAATTTCTTGATGGTATGCATATGTATTGCAGTAATTCATGGGAAGTTAGAGCAGAAGATATGCAAAAGCTTGGTATACCAGGCCTTGTAGATACTGTTGACTTGCAAGATAAAAAAATCTATAGGTATCCAAGATTGGATTTACCTAGACAGAAATTAGATCTTTTAAAAGAGAAGTTTAACTGTACAGTTATTAGAGATATAAATAAAGCTGACATAGGTATTGTATCTATGAAGTTCTTTGATAAACTAGTTAATAGAGAATGGGTAAATTCTATTTCATATGTAGGGCTCTATGGTATTTTATCAGAACTTAAAAATTCAGATTTATTATCTGACTCTGCACTAACTGAACTAAGGGATTTTATGTCTCAAACAGATACTACATATAGAGTTACTTTTAAGTATAATAAAGATTGGTCAGAATCTGATCCTACTGCATTAAAAATATATGAGTTTGTAGAACAAATATCAGATCCATTTAAGAAAGAAGCTAGAGGTCATGATTGGATATTACCAAAAGAGAACTATGATGCATATGACACCATAATAAATTCTGGTGTTGATCTTATTGCAGACACTGATATATGTGCTATAATAGATGAAGACCTTGCTGTTTTAGAAAATGAAAAGTTTGATGAGGTAGAAAAGATGGTTACTAGTAGTGACATAGATAATAGATCATTAGCTTTAGAGATGTTGGCTAACTCCAATATTGAAAAATCTTTTGATGTGGTATCTGGTATTTATTTCTGGCACTATGATTGGCTTAAGGCTACTACAAACTGGAACACAGTTAACGTTAAAGCTTTTAGAAAAAGAATGAAATCTTATGAGGGAAACCATAACACTCAAGCTATTTACTCTTTCAATAAGTATCTAAATCTTTTGGCTACTGACAGAAAATTAAGTAAATTTGCTGTGGATAGTACCAAAGAAAAGCTTCATAAAACATTTTTAGGTAATCTAGTTGGCCCAAGTGCAGATGTATTTAGGGTAGACTTAGATTCACTATATATCAATGAAGAGTTAACTAATAAAATTATTTCAGATGAATAGAAACATGGAAAGGGAAGAGGAGTTTTATGCAAATAAGGATTTTGCATTTAGCTACTCTTCTCTTAACAAATTATTATTTTCCCCATCCTTATTTTATAAGGACTATATTTTACAAGATCGTGAGATCAGAACTGACAAGCATTTAGTAGAAGGTAAACTTGTGCATTGTTTAGTGTTTGAACCTGAGAACTTAAATAAAAAGTTTAACGTAGTACCCGGTAAAGCACCATCAGACAGTGTTAGAAATATACTAAAAAACATGTCACTATATACAGATGCTGTAAAGCTTGCTGATGTGGATGACAAAGTAATACTTGACTCTTTAATAGAGTTTAATTTATATCAATCTTTAAAAGCAGATGAGGCTAGAATAGCTAAAGTTAAAACATTAGATAATGA